GCCCCTCCCCTACCCCATATATAAAAATTTTTTTCAAGGGGTCTGGGATTTTATAACACTACTCCTGTTCTCTTTAGGAGTTCATGGCGCGAATTTCTCTCTTAGTAGGGGAGTGGTACCTCTTTGCTAGTAAGAATATGGTTTTTCTAGCGAGGCTTATAACGAGGCCACCCTTGGGGGTAGGTCTTCTTAGGAGGCTTGTATGTGGCTACTAGAGGTTAACATGGGCCACCTTCGCAGCAAGCTACAACTTTCTGTTTGTATGAGGGACAAGAGGGATTATTGCAGTATAAAATTTTTCGTTCCTACCTATGTGGTATCCTTTCGGATACGGCTTGTATAATAAAAAATGTCATAGTAAAATTCTATGATGGGAACAAGGAGAATATAAATGAATATAAATAAAGAATACAATTTTATTGATGGAAAGAAATTAGAAACTTTTGTTGATAAAACTATCAAAGCTTGGGGAACAGCAAAAAAAGCTGATATCAATAACTTAGTTGACTTTCACGGTTATTACTATGAAGGCGGTGAAGACGCAGAATATACTGGTGTAGACCACTTGTGGGAAATAGTTTCTGATAGAAGAGAAATACTAAAAGATACAATCACAGAACTTCAAGGACTGAAAGACAAACTTGAGTATTCACTAGAGATTATCAGCAAATGATAAAAATGCAGTTAACTCAAGATATGATAAACCGAGCAAAAATAAGAGATGCTGAGATGCCTAACCTAAAAAACTCTATAAGAGAACAAAAAGGTCGCTTGGATGGCTTTATAGCAGAAGAAGCTTTGGCTTTTCATACAAAATCTAAACTAGTTAGTGCTATTGGCTCTGATAAATACGATTATGACTTGATTATTCAAAGTATCAAAGTAGAAGTAAAGACACAAAGTAATGCGTATATACCAAAAAGAGACTATTTCTCTACTGTTAGTGATTTCAGTAGCGGACAAAAGCCAGAAAAATATGCTTTTGTGACTATTGTTCACGATAATAAAGAACTAACCAACCCTGTTGCTGCTTATTTGAAAGGTTTTATGGATTATTCAGAGTTTAAAGAGAAAAGTGAATTTATTCCTAAAGGTTCTGTTACTGGTCATAATAATTTTGTATCAAAAGCTGACCAATGGAACATTAGAAACTATCAATTAAAATATTTTGATAATTCAAGATATCTGAACTAAAAGAAAAAGAGCACCCGGTTGGAAGATGCTCTAATTCTTTGTTTATATCTTAACACAATTATTTCTGCTATGCAAATTACTAAAGTAAATTAATTATTACTTTTTGCGTTTGACTTTGTTTGACATTCGTTCTAATCTGTTTAACTACAAACAGTTCAAGATACTGGCTCTTAAAATATCTTGTACGACTAGAACAAAAGTAAGCGGTCTAGCCAGCCCGTATGTCGTCCGTTAAGGGACATTCCTCGGAGTATTTAAATTTTGTGTTGGGCGGGTCCGCACAGGGTTAGCTGTACCTACCATTAAAAAGTTTGGGTGGGGGCAATAAAAAAAATATCTAAAGTTGGGTGCTACTATAAAAAAATGACTTTAGATTATATACAAAATGGAATGAGATTTAAAGTAAATAGAAACCAAATAACTTACATCAAGAATAAAAAAATTATAGACACTTGGACACAGCCAAATCTAAATCCAAAAGCTCTTGAACGATATGTAATCGACAGAATGATTTCTTTAGCTTATCTCTACAAAGAGGAATTAATTAGACTATAATAAAACCTATGGTTTTAGATTTAAATGTTAAGATGATTATGTCGGCTCCACTAACCGATATCCTCCCATCACTGGCTATTCTTTCGGGGATAGCCTTATTCAAAAGGAGTCTAGGCACACCGTGAATAGAATAAGTTGGGAACCGGACAAAGAAACTTTTCAAGAGTTCAAACAGAGGCGTAGTGCTTCTTCGGGGGTATCCGGAATGGGGCAGAAAAAACGAGAAGGCACCGGCAAGAAAAATCTTTCTGAGCTTCGGGAGAAAGCTTTACAGAGAGCAAACAATACTTGTGAATGGCCGGGTTGCAATTCTAAAAAATGGCTAGAGATGGCGCACTTAAAAGCAAAGGGTATGGGTGGAGCAAACAGAGACATATCTGACGACCCTATGAATGTATGTATGTTGTGTAAACATCATCATGACATCTTTGATGGTAGACAACAAGTTGGTTCCCAACGCGAGTATACTGAACTCTTAAAGGGATTTCTTGTGTTACAGTGGAGAGTGAAATGAGTGATGTGTACAGTGAACTTAAAGAGTTCAATCCGAAAGCAATGATAATTGACGACTTTGAAGAAGCATACCTTGGTTACTCTTCAGACGGTAAAGCAATCTATGATTTTTATACAATGTTGGATTTAGTTATTGATGGTATCTACGAAGACGCAGAAGAAGAGATAACGGAAGACCAAGCTTATAGCGAGGCTTACTTACATCTTGACTCTAATGTTGTCAATGTCTCTGCAAGTGAACACACTCCAATAATTATGTATAAAGAACTTTATGAATAACAAGTATGTTCCTAAACTTCCTGCTCTGCACGAGGGACAACTTAAAGTAGCAAAATCCGAAGCTCGTTGGAAAATTTTATGTGCAGGTAGACGATTTGGTAAAACAAGACTAGGTGTTCAAATGTGTTTAGAAGTAGCACTTAGAGGTGGTAGGGCTTGGTGGGTTGCTCCTACATTTTCTATTGCTAGAGTTGGTTGGAGAGATATTGCAGCTTCAGCAAAATCATTCCCTAGAGAAATAGAACCTAATGTATCTTTAGCTAACATGCAAATTGATTTAGCTAACGGGGGCTCTATTGCTGTTCGTTCTGCTGATAATCCACAACGACTTCGTGGAGAAGGTCTTGATTTTTTAGTTATGGACGAGGCAGCTTTCGTTAAGCCAGAAGTGTGGCAAGAAGTTCTTAGACCTACACTTACAGAAAGAAAAGGTTCTGCTTTATTTATTAGCACTCCTATTGGAAGAAACAATTGGTTTTATGATTTGTGGGAAGTAGCAGACGAAGCAGAAAACTGGGAAAGGTTTCAATTTGCTACTACTGACAATCCGATGATTGACCCCGAAGAAGTAGAGTCTGCTAGAAAAGAAGTTGGTTCTATAGTTTTTGCTCAAGAATATTTAGCAGAGTTTGTTGATGCAGGTCAAGGTATGTTAAAGCCAGAGTGGATAAATTACTTTGCTATGGTTCCGGATGCAGCAGGAAATTTAAAATGTATAGTTGAAGGTACAGAATATTACTTGTCTGCTTTAGAAAAATTTGGAATTGTTGACTTAGCTACAACAACAAATAAAGATTCGGACTTTACTGTAATCACATCATTTGCAAGAACTCCAGACAATAGATTACTTGTTATTGATATGACTAGAGCAAAATTAGAAGGGCCAGATATAATTCCGGCGATAAAACGCGCAATGGATAAAAATAAGCTAAAATATGTAGGTATAGAACGCCAAGGTTTCCAAACTGCGATAATCCAGATGGCGCAACGAGCTGGTATTCGGGTTAAAAACCTTAAAACGGATAAAGATAAAGTTACACGCGCACTGCCTTTATCTGCCCGAATGGAATCGGGGGATGTATTTTTATTGAGAGATACGCATTGGCTTCCAGAGGTTGAGAGAGAATTAATGACTTTTCCAGCAGGAGCTCATGATGACATCATTGATACATTATCTTATGGTGTTCAAATGTTACAAGAAGCAAGAAGCTGGAGCGCGTATTAATGGCCGAAGATAAATCAAGATTTTCAAAAGCATTAGATTGGTTGAATGCACCAACTGATGCAAGAGTTCGTAGAGAACAAAAAGGTTTACTTGTAAACCAATCAGAGTATTCATATTTAAATCAATCAGTAATGGGTTACAATACTCAGTCTGGTTATTTTGACCACAAAAAATTAGCAGAACTAGGAGACGGCACAGGAAACTCTGCTGTTATTGCATGTCTTAATGTTTTAGCAACTTCATTCGCAGAACCTGGACTTTTAGTAGCAACAAGAAATGCTGAAGGTGATTATGCACAAGATATGAATCATCCAATGGCTAGATTATTTAGAAAACCAAATCCTTACATGACACAACAGTTATTAGCTAACTATATTGTTACTTCTTTAAATGCAAACGGCGATGCTTTTATTTATAAAAATAGAAATCAAAGAGGACAAGTTGTAGAATTAGTTCCTTTAATGCCTCACTTAGTAGAAGCTAAAGGTAACGAAAACGAACTTATTACACATTTTGATTATCAACCACAAGGTGGTATGCAGGGTGAAGATTCTGTAAAGATAGAAAAAAAAGATATGATTCATTTACGCCAAAATGTTGACCCAAATAACATGAGGCGAGGTCTTGCTCCGCTTAGAGGCGTTCTAAGGGAAATAGCAGGAGACGAAGCCGCAGGACAATACACTGCTGCTTTGTTGCACAATATGGCAGTACCCGGAGTAATTCTCTCTCCAAGAGATGACCAAATGGGTGGGCCAACAAGAGAAGAAGCCGAAGCTATTGCTGA